TCCGAGAAACAGCGCTTCGCCCGGCTGGAATCCGTGCCAGGCGTCGCTATTCACCATACCGGTGATCGAGCAGAGATAACGCCCATGCGCTTCGGTGATGACCGCCTGCGGATGCTTGACGTGGTAGTTGAACCGACCGGCCGGGATGACAATCGTCGTCCCCTCGACGTCATTGTTCTCCTTGACGTTGATTGCGCCGAAGTAGTTCTGCGCCGTGCTGGGGAAGCGGGCGATGTGCTGCTTGGAGTTGGTGATCGCGATCGTGCCGCCGGTGGTATCGAACGTGAAACGATACGAGCCGGTCTCGTATTTGCGGGGACCGTAGGGGACGGTGACGTAGAACAGCTTGTGCCCCTGCGGAACGACCTTCAGGTCCTGCTTGTAGAGAATCCCCTCGACGACAGCCTGGATGCCGGGCGTAGCCGCGTGCGCGAAGGCGGTGACCACGGCCTGGTCCACTTCGCCGTCGGCGACGTATTCCATCACCAGCGATGGCGGGTTGCTCGTCTTCTGGCGGCTGCTGGGTCGCTCTTCAAAGCTGAACGGCATGGTTTAATGGAAGGAGAACTTGAGGGACAGGTCGGCGACCGCTTTGGCGGTTGCTTCCGACGCAGCCTTGATCGCCTTGGCCTCGTTGACCTGGGCCTCGGCCAGCCGCTCCATGCGGGTCTGCCCGCCTTGCCCGAGCGCCACGAGGCCAGCGGCTGAGAAAGTGGCCGCCGTGCCGGCATTTACCTGCGCCGCGTCCGGCCCCTTGATCGGCGACTTTTCGGCGAAGGCCGCTTCCTTCGCTTGGGCGGCCGCGGCTCGGAGCGCCGCCAATTCCGCCGCCAATTCCTCCGCCCGGCGCTGTGCGTCAGTCGCGCCCGTGTCGATCTTGGTGCCGAACTCCTCGGCCGACTTGGCGGCCTTCACATTCGCGCCCGCGCTGGCGATGCCAGTCACGGCGCTGGTCACGCCGAGCCCCGTGGACACGGCCCCTCCGCCGACCGCGACTCCCGCATCCAGCGCCCCCAGGCCGCGCTCGAGCACGTCTCGCAGGGTCGAATCTTGCGGCAGGAAGCCGGCGATGGACCGAAGGGCCATCAGGCTGCCGCGGATGCCGGCGACGGCCGTGTCCCACAGCACTTTGATCTGCTTCACGACGGCATCCATCGTGCCGAGGATGCCCGCCATCAGGCTGTCCCAGGCGGCGGCTATGCCGCTGATGGCCGTGTCCCATGCGCCAGCGAAATCCCCGGCAATCAGCTGCGTGCCGATCCGGCCCAGCGCGCCACCCAGCACACCCCCAATTGATTCGGCGATCATCGCCAGGCCCTGATGGAACACGACCTGGAGCGCCTTGACGGCAATCTGCCCGGCCAGTTCGAGGTTCCCCACCATCAGCGCATCGCCGATGCCGCCGACGGCCGTGCGGATCGTTTCGACCAGCGGGCCGAAGAAGCCCAAGATGCTGGCGACCGCGGCGCGCCCGCTCTCGGTAAATCGCGCCCAGGCGAACACGCCGGCGACTATGGCCGCCACGACCAGGCCAACGGGGCTGGTGAGTGCTCCGACAATGGTCCCCAGCACGCCCAGGGCGCTTGCTGCCACGCCGGCCAGTGCACCCAGGCCGAAGATGGCAGCGCCGATGACCGTGGCGGCGGCTCCCGCTGCCAGGACGCCAGCTCCGATCAGTGCAATCGTGCGAATGAGCGCCCCGTTCTCCCGAGCCCAGCGGTTGAACCACCCAGCGATGTGCTTCACCGTCTCCAGCGCCGGCAGCAGCATGGGCGCCAGCGCGGCCCCGACCTCGAACACGGTGGCGCTTAGAACAGCCTTGATCTGGTCGAAGGCATCGCCGATGGCGTCCGCCATGCCGACCGCCTCCTCAGTCGGGACCAGGCCCAGGTCCCGCGCTTCCTGCCGCAGAGCGGCCAGGTTCTCGACCATCGGCAACAGCTTGGTACCCGACTTGCCCCACGCCTCGATAGCAGCGCGCGTCCGTGCGGCCGGGTCTTCGATGGCGGCGATGCGGGCAGCAATCTGGTCGAACGTGCCGCTGATCCCCTTCTTCTGCTGGTTCATAATGGCCTTCTCGATGTCCTCCAGGCCCGCCCCCGTCTGCTCGGCGGCGAACTTGAGCTCGGCCAGCGAGCCGACCGTTTCCCCCGTGCGGCCCGAGAGATCGGCCAGCTCGCTCCCCATGTCGGCGAAGTGGGCGACCGCCGCCGCCAACGGCGCGACGATGCTGGCCCCGATGCCCGTGAGAATGCCGCCGACCCGCATCACCTCGGTGCCGACCCCTTGCAGCTGCCCTTTGAGCGCATTGAGTCCCTGCTGCACCGTGTTCTTCATGTAGAGAAGAATGTGTGCTTTGCCCGCCTCGATATCGGACCTCGATGCCATCAGAACTCCCAGGTCTTGGCCAGCTGCTCCATGACGGCCGGGTTATAAGGAAGCGGCTTTTCGCTCGATGCCACGCCGTCAAGCTTGCCTGTGGCCACAAACTCGTCCAGCTGCTCCTCGCTCGGGTCGCCCAGCATGCCCCACACGAGTCCGGCCTGCGCCACGATCAGGGCGCGGCGGTCGCGGAGTGCTCCCTGCCGCATCCGCCAGAGCTGCCGCCAGGTGAAGGGTCGAGGGTCGAGTCCAAGGATTCCCGCAGCTTCCCAAACTGCTCGTTCAGGATCGTGTGCATCTTGGCCTCCACCTGCTGGTCGATCTGCTCCATCTCTCCTGCCGCCAGCTTGGCCTTCACCAGCTCCAGCGCCTTGGCTCGATACTGGGCCAGCTTCTCCACGACCGCGGCCAAGTCCGGTCTCTGGAGTCGGAGGAAAAAATCGTGCCACTCGCTGAAGAATTTCTTCTGGGCGTCGTACAGGCACTCGGCGGCCAATGCCTTGCCGAACTCTTCGGCCGTGACGTTCTTGATCACTGCCTGCGGCTCGACGACGAACCAGAGCAGCTCCCAGAACACGGGCATCTCGTTGGCCAGCTGGTTAGCCAGGTCATCCTTGGCCGGCTCCCACAGGTTGAAGCGCCCCTCGGAAGCCTTCCGAATGCGCACGACCTCACCGATGGGCAGGTCGATCTCCCAGGTACGGCCGCTGCTGTCCTTGAATGTCTGCATGGTGGTTTAAGGCGTGGAGTCTTCCAGGCTGACGATCTTCAAAATCAGCGCATCTACGGCGCTGCCGTTGCTGGCCTTGCTGACGGTGATCGGGTTGCCAGTGAACAGGTTGCTAATCGCGCCACCGGCCACGTCGTAGACGACCGGCACGTTGGCGCTCAGATCGATCTCTTCGATCGTTACTGCACCGACGTCCTGCATGTCGATATGGGCCTTGGCCGTGGAAGCCGGGTTGGGGCACTCGGCGCAAAACCCGATGACCTGGATCGCATCGCCGTCGATGTGCGTGTTGATGACCACCTGTTTGGTCACGACGATGGTCGTGTCCTGCGCCGGCAGGTTGTCCCCGGCACCGAGGTCCACGCTGATGGTGGTGGCAGTCGTCGCCGTCACGTCCATCCCGTAGCGGACGCCGCCGTTCCAGTACACATCCACGAAGTCCGACGCCGTGATCCCGTGTCCGCTGGCGACGGTGAGCACGCCCGTGTCGTTGTCGGTGCGGGTGGTGAGCGTACCCGCCTTGCCGACGGGAAGCGACACTTCATATCCCTGCGGGTGGTCCCCCGTGCGGGCCACCGACTGCTGGATGGAAACGCCCCCGGCAGCCAGCGAAACGCTGTAGGTTGCATTGGGCATGTTGGAGCACTCTTAGATGTAGAGTTGGGGGGCCCGATTCTCGCGCGTGACCGTGTCCACAGTGAAGTCGTAGGTCTGCTCACCCTTGAGCGGCTTGCCGTGCTTCACCTTCAGATACACGTCACCGTCAAAGCCTTTGCCGGCAGCCCGATCCTTGGTGCGGATGGCGACCGGCGTCCCGCCGTAGGCCGCGGCCAACAGCGCCGCCAGCGACGTGTCGGTCGGGTCGTTGGTCATGTTCCAGCCGAGGGTGACCTTGCGCGATGTCGCTCGGCCAGTTTCGATGGGGGGCGCAGCGCCCGTGCCTCGGACGGTGGTGTCCCCCGAGCCGTGGTCGAAGTCGTAATTCTCGTCGCGGATGTTGGTCAGCAGCGTGGCCGCCGTTGCGCCGGCTGCGCCGTAGTAGATCTCGCCTTCAAAGCCCATTTTCATAAGGCATCTCCTTATTCCCCGATGCTGCCGGCCATCCCCTCGGCGAACCGCGGGACGTTTTCTTCCAGGGCCGGTCCCATGTACGCGCGCTCGGGATAGTCGTCGCCGTGGAACTCTTCCCCCAGCTCGTGCGCCCGGCCCGACTCGCCGACGACGCTGTAGCGCGGGCCGACAACAGCCTCCTGCCTGGCCTTGTCGGCGTCGTAGACGATGGCCCGCTGCAGGTTCCCCTTCTTTTGCTTGCCCTTTTTCGTGACGCCGCCGGTGTGCGTGTGGGGCGGCGTGCCCGGGGGCGAGGGCCCTTCGGCCTGCTCGATCGAATCGATGGCTGTCTTTCGGATGGCGCTCGCCGCATGCCCCAGGTTCTTGAATGCCGCCTTATCGGCAGCGTCCTTCACCCGCTTGGTGCTGTCGGATTCGAGCTGGAACTGCATTCCGATCATCGGGGGCGGCTCACGTCGAAAGTGACGCGGACGATTCCTGTGAACTGGCGATGCTGCCGCAGGTGCTTGGGGATGTAGGCAGCGCGGACTTCCGTCTTGTCCCACACGGCGCTGTCGTAGCTGGCCAGCCGCGCCGCGAGGAAAAACTGGTGGATCTCCAGGACAAGACCTACCAGCGCATCGATCTGGGTGATGGCGATCCGCCCCGTGGACGGGTCCTGCTCGGCAACGTTCAGCTTCTTGCGGACGACGATGTCGGCGGCCGCCTTGTAGTTGACCTGGCCGCGGGTTTCGAGATCCGTCTCGGGGTTATTGACTGGGACCACGTCCACTCGCAGCGGGTCGGCTGTATCGTCATCCAGCGGCAATTCCCAGTCGGCATAACTCCGCTCGGCCGCGAAAGTCTGGCTGAACGTGCCGCCGGCTAGGGCGGTGGTGACGCCCGTGGCGACTTTCTCGAGCACGTCGATGGCTGGCATCAGCTGACCTTCTTGGTATGGACGAGGAGCAGCACGCCCGACGTGTCGAGCCACTCGCTGCAGGGAAGCTTGCCGATGGGCAGGACTTCAAAGGCGATGGGCTCGCCGTTGAGCGTTTCACTGATCCGGTCGCCGGCGCGAGGCTTGATGGGGCTGCCGGCTATGACGAGCTCCGCTGCCGTGAAACTCCAGTCGTAGGCCAGCACGAGCGTCACCGAGCCGTCGTTTTCGACCGCCTCGTATTCATGTTTGGCGACCGTGCCGGTGATCGGATCGCTCTCCTGCACGCCGCGCGCGTAGATGACCTGGCGGCCGGCAGATTCTTTCAACCGGTCGCCAAGCCAAGCAGCCGCATCCTGCAGCAAGTTGCTCATGAGTTAGTAACCGATGGCGATCCAGTTCACCTTCTTGGCGAACGTGCTGGCGGCGGCCGGGGTCGGATCGGTGCCGCCCGTGTTTTGCCACGTCTTGATCAGGACCGAGCCAGAAGCTGGAGCGCCGGCCTGGTCGCCGATCGAGGCGCTGACCAGCATCGGGTTGTCGGTCGGATCGGAATCGAGAGAGGCCACGACCGATACCACCTTGGTCAGGCCTGTGACGACCGTATCGCTGGCGGTAACCGTCGTGTGCTGGCCGCGGGCCGTGCGGAGCTGGCCGCTCACGTCGAAGATGCCCAGCTCGTCGCCGGCAGCGGCGGCAACCTCGACGATGCCGCCTTGGTAACCCAGGTCCCAGTTGGTGCGGACGTTGGTCCAGCAGCCGGAGGCCAGGTCGCCCACTGCCGGGTTGCCGTTGGCATCCCAGCCGACGAGGTCGCCAACAGCCCACGCCTCGTTCGCCTTGACGCCCCGAACTCGCCCGGTCACAAGCACCTCGTCACTCTCGCCGTTGGCGATGTCTTTGAGCGCGACCGCCAGCCGGCCGCCGGCCAGCACGGGCGTGCCAGCCTTGATGGTGCTGCCGGTCACGTTCGTGTAGGGGACCCGGCCTGCGCTTTTGTGAAGTTCCGTCTTCAGAGAAATCGGCATGCATCACCTCATGGATTGTTTTTGGAAGTGTCCCGCCCTGACGGCGCTGCTTAGGCAGCGCCTTTGCTCTTGATTCCAGAGAGCCACTCGGCGAAGTCCACGCCGAAGTCGTGGTAGCCGCGGAACTGGATACCGAGCTGGTCGAAGTCCGCATCGGCGCTTTCGACCGTCGGCGTTTCAACGCCGTTGAGGAAGCTGACCACCATCGGCGCCAGGATCGACGGCGCGCGGAACAAGTACCAGGCGGTCGTGCTGAACCCGGCGAAGCCCGGATCGCTCAGTCGGTTCTGCACGATGGGCCGGTACTTGCCGGCATGGATGTTCTCGTTGGGAACGCTCGTCGCGGTCGCCGCTCCACCCGTATTGACCTGCGTGCTTTGGTGGAGACGCTGGGCGTTGAACTGCAGTTCGGGCGGCACCAGCAAGCGGTCCGGTGCCCCGTCGACCCGCTTGCCATCGGTCGTCTTCATCTGGCGGAATTTCAGCACGCCGGCCTCGAGGCCGACGCCATCGATCCCCAGGTTGGTGGTTGCCCCCTCGATGTAGTTCCCCCGCTGCGTCGTGAAGAATCCGGCATTGGACAGGAACTTGGCCCAGAACAGGTTGTTGAACTTGCGGGATGAGCCACGCCCCAGCCGCGTCCGCAGGTCGTTGAAGGCGACCAGGTCGTCGTTGATGATGTCCACCCGGGTGAGGGCAAACATCTTGGCGTAGGTCTTGGCCTGCCGCGTGTAGCTTTCCTGATTGACCTGTCCGTGAGCGATCTTCCCTTCCGGAGACAGCTCTTCGTACTCCATGTTGTCGAGCATGCGGTAGCTGGTGACCGCCTTGAAGTCGGTGACCGGCTTGGTAACCGCGATCTCGCGCCACGTCTGGTCCTCTTCGAGGTAGCCCGCCAGAAGCTCCTTGTTGGCGACGTTCGACAGGATGCCCGGAAGAGACAAAGCGCTGGCAGCGTGGATTGGCGGGGCGAAGGCGTAGCGCAGCACTTCGCGGATGTTCCCCTGGTCGATCCGAAAATCGCGCCGCGAATAGCCGTTGGCCTCGGCCGCGAGAATGATGGCCTGGTGCAGACCGACACGGCCACGGAAATGGGTGTGGGCCGCCTGCAAGGTCTGGTCGCTGAACTGCCCCTCGATATTCGGCAAGCCGATGGCCTGGCAGAGTGCCGCTTCGATGACCGCTCCCGGCACATCGTGGACGGGCGAGTGAATGGCCGGTCCCTTGGGACGCTCGGCGCGGACGAGAGCCAGTTCGACTTTGGCCGAGGCCCGGATGAGCTCGGCCTCATAGCGCGGGCCCACCCAGCGCTCTTTGAGCGCCTTGACCTTAAGTTCCTTGGCATCCTTCGTGGCTTGTGCGCGAATCGCGGCAAAGCTGTCGGCCTTCACCTCCCCTTCGTGCTGGGCGAAGACGGCCTCGAGGTTGGCCAGATGGTCCGACGCCGCGGCCTTGATCTCATCGGCATCGAAATCCGGGAGCGGCACCTCGAGCGGGTCCTTCTCCTTCCTTTCCTTCGCTGCTGCCTTGATCTCGGCATCGTACTTGGCCTGCAGCGCAGCCTTCTGCTTGTCGGACAGTTCGGCCGGGTCGAAACCCATCGCCTCGATCCACTGGGTCAATTCCATAGAAACCTCCTTGAAGGAATCAGCGGCCGAGGCCGCGATGGTGACAGACGTGTCTTCATCCGCCCCGTGCGAAAGAAATGCGAATCCCCCCAGCACGGACTTGCGGGCGATTAGAAAGGGACCTTCGAACGACTGGCCGTTCACTTCAGCCGTCTTGCCGGAAGGCACTTTGACGAGCTTCTGGGGCACCGCTTCGATGGAGGCCTGCCACTGAAATCCATCGTCGGCGCTGGCGACCACTTCGTCGCGCGCCGCCGTGGCGGCGGAGGCCAGTCCCTCGAGCCGCAGCGCGCGGCCATCGTTGTGCCGGGCCGTGACGTGCCCCACCCGCGACTTGCGGTCGTGGTCCAGGTTGGCCACGATCGATTTGCGTCCGGTGAGTCCCTTGAGATCGACGACGACGGGCAGGTCGTAACCGGCCACGACGAGCTTGCCACCCGTGTAGGCCAGCACATCGAACTTGCGCGGCCCCTTTTTGGTCTGGTCCCCTTCTGCCGCGGTGATGGTCACATCCGCGGTCATGGCGATGATGTCAGGCGGCGACTTCGCCGCGGCACGAAGGGGCTTGAATCGCTTACTCATCGGCGGCTCCTTCCTCCTGGGTCTGCTGCTGCGCTTTGGCGGCTTGGGCCTGCGTCTGCGCCGACAGCATGGCGGCCTGCTGGTTCTGTGAGTTGAAGAGGGCGTTCAAAAGGATCTGGCGCATCTCGTCGGGCGAGACGCCGTAGTCCTGCGCCATCTTGGGAAGCTCGTCCTCGAAGTCGCGGCCTTCTTCGCTGTAGATCTGGCTGGGGTAGGTGCTGCCGTTGCGGAGCCGTGTGTCCTTAGCGCTGTTTTCCGCCACGATGTCGGCGACGGGATGCTTAGGCCAATCCCACAAGTGAGCCGGCGGCCGCCGCGGGTCGGCATTCCAGCCAAAGGTTAGCACTGCCTCTTCCCACCAGAGGTCAAACAGTGGATCGAGGACCAGGTCGTTGGCGTCCTCACGCTCGACGTCCAGCGCGATGAAGTAGGTCTGGTGGTCGAGCCGGCCGGAGGCGTAGTTGTAGGAGGACGAGTCGCAGGCGGCCAGGTTGTACGGGATGCTTTTGGGCCGTGCCGTCTCGTTGATCTGGCTCCTCAGAAACGCTTCGTAGGTGGCATTCGGATGCTCGGCCTTCATCTGGTTGCCGCCCCAGCCGTGCGGTAGTGCCAGCATCATCCGCTTCTGAAACTCGACCGAAGTCATGGGCGTGATCTGGTCCAGTTCGTCGGGCGGAAAGAGTGTGTGCAAGAGGACCGAGATGTCGGCGGCCGATTCGGCGGACGCGACCGTCGCTTCGCGGAACCGCCGCGAGGATGCGCCAACATTCAGCGTGCTCTTGAATTCGGGGACGCCTCGGTGCTGACCGGGTCGCCGCAGCTGAAACCAGTGCAGGATGAAGCGGGCTGGCACCCGCTCTGGTTGACTCCCGATGAAGCCGAACTGGCCACCCGGATGCTGTGGGAGGATGTCGTACCACTCGGGGTTGCCGAACTCGTCGAACTTGATTCCGTCGATGTAGCCCGCAACAGCAAACGGCAAGAACGGTGTCTGGCACTGTTCGGTCTCGATCAGCACGTAGTCCAGTTGCACCGGATTCGCCACACGAGGGTTGCCGCGCACCAGGCCGATCCCTTCTCCGTCCTGGATCTTGGCATGAGCCTGGCACCACAGCTTGCGGCGGAAGCGGATTGCCTTGGACCATGAATACCACTGCGACTCGACGATGCTGTTGAAGCTTGGCGAACTGGTCTGTAGCCGCAGCATGGGTCCAGTGCCAACCAGATAGTTGGCGTGGGTCTGCACCATTCCGTCGGCGTAACCATTGTTGCCGACCTCGTAGCGCGATCGCCGTACGAGCGTCGCACGGACCGACTTGCTGTTGGCGCTGTCCGCATCGAGCGCGTCGGCGTTGGCCCAGTAGTTTTTGAATTCGTCGGTAGTGCGGGCCGCGTCGTAGGTCGCCTGGATCTCCCGTCGGCGGCGAACTGGCTGCGCCACAAGCTGGTATAGCTCGGGTCGCGCGGCTCCATTCCGCCGGCGCGGCTCGCCGGTCAGCGGATGGATCGGTCCCTTGAATTCGCAGACTGCGCTCATCCGGCACCAGGAGGAATAATTTTCGTGAACCGCAGGCCAAGGTGGGACTTGGCGGCCGCCTGCTTAGCGGCCAGATACTCGTCGGCCTTGATCTGGTCGTCGATCGATTGCTGTTCGACGCTCTGGTTGGCGACCTGAACTCGCTTGGGACCGAGAGCGTTTTGCTCGATGGCGTCTTGGATGGTTTCAGGCTGAGCCATGCCCAACTCCGTTGTCAGGCGTGATTCAATGACCTTTGCCAAATAGCGTCAAAGTCACCTGGACACATTCCGAGGCATTCACAGAAAACAGTCTCAGGGGGTAAGCGCGGCCGGTTCGCGCTCGGTATCGGCGGCCGGTTTGGACGAGCCGATTTCACCAACCATGCGCTCCTTGCAGAGCACTTTTGTGCCGCAGCGCCGGCACTGGCGCACCCGCGCCATCTCACGGTTCGGAAGCCGGCGGGTGTATAAGACGGGGAGCGACGTCCATCCGCATCGCGGACAGACCAGGCCGCGTGTGTCGGAATCTTCGGCGTCGGCCTCAGCCTGAAGCTGCCCCAGTGATTTTCGTGGCTTATCGTTCATTGGCCTCGTGCCGCGGTTGCCAGTTGGCCGAGCGACATCCGTTTGCGACCACCGTCTGCAACTGCCGGCGACGAACTGGGAATGGACTGCGTCGGTTTCGCAACGGCCGGTCCGACGAGCCGTATTCCCTTCATGTTCGCTGCTACATCGCTGTAGTAGCTGGCGTCGAGCCAATGCGTGTTCTCGCTTTTGGCCTTCCACCGACGGCGGATCGTATCCTGGTACGGCTCTTCGATTTCGACCTCGTTGCAGATGTGGCGAGCGTAGGAGTGGTGCGCTTTCTCGTCAGCGCTCAGCCGATCTGGCTTGTCGTTCGCCTGGCCGAACAGCGTGAGGCAGCCAGGCTTACCCGGCGCCGTCATCCACCGATCGTGTTCCCAGGCCTTCCAATGGTCGGTGTCGGCACAGACCAGCCATAGCCTGCCCTTTCGGGAGAGAAACCAGCGATCGCCCGGCTTCTTGTCGAGCGTCCGCCGCTGCACATCCGAGAAGTTTGCCTGCGTGCAGCCGGCCGATTTGCCGAACCCCATGACGGGCATCACGCCGAGGCCGGCCTGGGCGCAGGCCGAGTACACAGCGGCGGTTCGCCAGCCGGCGTCGACCAGCGTCAGATTGATGGCCATCCGCTGGCCGGCATTCGTAACATATTCCGTCTCCTTAGTTGCTTCCAATCGTGCAAGGATCGCTCGTTTCACGGCCACATCAAGCCCATCGTCCGACCCGTACTTCGTACCGTGGATTTCATGGACGCCGTAATCGATCGTGAACCCAGTGCCGTCCGGACGCCAGGCGCGCACGACCCAGTGCAGAGCCACCTTCCGCACATCAATCCCCTGCGTCAGCACAGTGCATTCGGGCGGGACGGTTTTCCGAGCATAGCCGCTGAGCTGTTTTTGAATCCGGTGTGGCGTGATCCCGGACTCGATTGGTCCAGCTTCTTCCGGCGGATCGTTGTCGTACTCGCTGGCGACGGCCTCCGGCCCGATCCGGGCGACCTCGTTGTAGTAACGCTGCAGCGCCGAAACTTCGAGCTGCGTGCCGTCGGGCAGCTCCTGCGGGTCGAATCGATTCGGGTTGGCAACCTCCGCTCCGGCATCCATCGCCGCCCGGTTCTCAACATAGAACGCATGCGCGATCCGGCCAAACTCGTCCTCGGGATGCGCCTGCCGCAGCTGGACGTACTCATCCCAAGGTTCGCTGCGCTCCGGTTTCTTGATCAAGAATCGAAAACGCTTCCCTTTCCACGTCGGCTTTTGCGCGGGGTCGGTGAATTTGAACGAGACGCAAGTCCGGTTCTGGATCGTCGTCAGCATCACGCGAGCGACGGTCCGCTGCTGACCGCCGAGGCCGGCAATCGCCCGATCGATGCGCCGCTCCAGCTTCTTGGCTTGCTCTTCGCTATTGACCGTCTCCTCGGTATCGGGGTCATCGATGCCGGCCACATCGACACGGCGGTTCCGCTTATTGAGCCCGCGAACGGCGGCATCGAGACCGCGCGTGGCGATGATGGCGCCGGCAGACGGTGACCCCGGCACATTGGGCAGCACGATCTCCTGACCACACCACGAGAATCGGCTGGGTACCGACTGGTACGGCTCCCCGTTGTCGTGCCGCTTGCCGGTAACGAGCTGGTAGTGGGCCCGGTTGGGTGTGTTCTCCAGCGCCAGCACTGGAATGCACGCCTCGGGGTAGTCGGCTCGCAACCGCTCGTTCGTTTCGATTTCTCCCATGATCGATTGCAGCGAGTCCTGGGCCGCCGAGCCCGTGGCTGCAAACAGTACCGAGAACTTGATCACGCCCGCGAGCGTGTACTTCAGCAGCGTTCGTTCAAACAGCTTCGTCTTGCCTTCGCCGCGGGAAGCGGCAATCGCCTGGTCGCCGCCATAGCGGATCGCATTTCGGATCGCTTCGATCATTTCTAGCTGCTGCGTCGTGAACGGATACCAGAACAGTTCATGGAAGTAATACCGCAGCCACTCCGTGTCGTCGGATTCGAGCCGCGCACGGCGGTGCGGATCGTCGCATAGCGGGACTTGCACTTCTTTGGCTGTCGCCCGCAGGTCCCGCTTGCGCCGTGTATCGCGGTCCCGTTCGGACGTTCGGCCCGTGAGCCGGTCCACCTGGCGCAGGCGTTTGCGCAGATCGGCGGCCAGGGCCTTGAGTTCGTCCAGCTTGGCCATGCTTCATGCAGCCGCGGAGTTCTCCGCACTGGGAGCCAATGACAAGCGAATTCCCGGACTTAATTCCCCGGAAATGTTTGCGGAATCTGGCCGGGTGCGCTTGATGTTATTTCGTACATGTTGCTCTCTGTGAATTACGAACGGGGCAAGCCAACCACGAAGCGGAGATGAACGATGAGCGGGATGAACCAAGAGCGCCAGAGCGGGGCGGTAGACCAGGTGATGTTCGAGAAGGTGATTCGCGACAACCTCTCGCCCGAGGGGGTGGCGGCGGTAATTGCCTTCCTGCGGACGGCGAGCGTCAACCCGCCGACCACGGAAGCACAGCGCCAGGCGCTGGCCGAGGTCCAGTGGCTTGCCGATACGCTGCTCGACCTGATCGGGGTCGAGGAATGCAACCGCATCTACGACGAGCTGTGCCTGTAGGAGCCGGCGATGCGCACGTACCTGGAACGACTGAAACCCGGCACACGATTTCGCTTGGCGGATATGCCTGAGGTCACGGGCACGCTGATCGACTGCACCGACTGCAGCGCCACCGTCCGCATCGACGGCGGGATGCGCGAGGTCGAGTTCGAGAATGAAGACGGCACGACGCGGCGGTTCCGCGCGAGCCGTACGCACACGACTACCTGGGCACCGGCGACGGTCGTCGAGCCCATCTTTACCCCCGAGGACGAAGCGTCCTCCAACGATGAGGAGATTAACATGGCTACGAAAACGAAGAAGGCGAAGGCCACCAAGGCGACGAAGGCGAAGGCCGATGGCGCGACCAAGATCACGAAAGCCAAAGCGCCAAAGGAACCCAAGGAGAAGAAGCTCTCGGCAATCGACGCCGCGGCTCAGGTCCTGGCCGCCAGCAAGGAGCCGATGAACGCCAAGCAGATGATCGAGGCAATGGCGGCCAAGGGACTGTGGACGAGCCCCGGTGGCAAGACCCCTTGGGCCACTCTTTACTCCGCAATTATCAGGGAGATCGCGACCAAGGGGAAGGAAGC